TGGTGTATATTTATTTCTTGGAAGATTTTTGTTACCAGCATTAACTAAATTTAGACCTGAAACAGAAAAGGATAGATTTGAAAGAATGGGTGAATATTATATGTCAGAATATAATAGAGAATTTAGATCAATACTTGAAGATGGTGTTGAGTATGATTCGACAGCAGATGGGTCAATCGTATCTAATGAAAGAGAACCTTTACACGGACTAAGAAGATTAAATAGATGATACAATTATTACTTGTTCCATTAAGAATTGCTGGTGGAATGCGTATAGCTTCCTCAATAGGCGGTAATAGAGATCAAAAACTTAGAGGTGATATTCAGCTTGGAATGAAAACTAATTCTAAGGAAGTATCCAAAAAACTAGGTAAGTTTCAAAGCAAATTATCAAGATCAATAGATAAGGGTGTTAGACAAGCTGGTTTTCAATTATTAGAAATAATAAAAACAAAAACAAAAAAAGGTTTAGATTTTAAGAACGATCCATTTGCCGCATATTCTGAGGGTTATAGAAAAAGATTACAGAGAGAAAAAAGACCATTAAAAGTTGATCTTCATTATGACGGAGATATGCTTCGGTCTTTAACACCAAACTCTACAATAAAAAAAACAGGCAGACATCAAGTATCTCTTGCTTTTTCAAACGCAGAACAAAGAAAAAAAGCTTTATTCAACCAAGTTATGATGGGTAGTAAAAATAGAGTTTTTTTTAAATTTAACAAAAGGACAGAAAAGATTATAAATAAGTCATTCGAAAAATTTATAAAAAAGGAACTTAGACTATGAGTGTAAGAGAAAACATAGCATCAAATTTATTGTCTGTAATATCAGCCATAAGTAGCCCTATAACTATAAAGAAAGCTACAAGACAACCTTTTGATTTAGATGAATTGTCAGATAAACAATATCCAGCAGTTATTGTTCAAACATCTGAAGAAACAAGAGAAGATGAAGAATTAGGGTCAGGTGCAAAAACAAGATTAGCAACCATAGATTTTGTTGTATCAGGATTTGTAAAAGGTGCAGAATCTAATATTGATACAAAAAGAAATGAGTTAATTACAGCGATTGAAACTGCTGTAGAATCTGATATTACTAGAAGCAACAACGCACTAGATACAATGGTTGTAGCTTGTGAAACTGATGAGGGAACTTTGTTTCCTATTGGTGGAATAAGAATGACTATTAGATGCGTTTATAGTTATCAATCAGGAACACCATAGGAGATAATATGAACAAAGATAAAATAATTGATAAAATAGAAAAGAAGATAGATAGTGTTGAAAAATTGCACGACAAGGAAAGTCTTATGTGTGAGGAAATCAAAGATTTACTTGCAGAACTAAGAGATCAAGAAGATGAGTCATTTGAAGATGAAGAAGAATTTGAAGATGATGATGAAGATATTGACGAAGAAGAAGAAAACTAATATAAACAATTTTAACATAGGAGAATAAATTATGAGTGTCCATCACGGCAAAGAGGGTGAAGTAGCAATAGGCGGAACAGGAGTCGGAGAACTTACTTCATTCACATTAGAAACAACAGGAGATGTTGTTGAAAGTACAAAAATGGCAGACTCAGCAAAAACTTTTGTTGCTGGTAGAACTTCATTTTCAGGAACTTTAGAAATGCACTTTGACGAAACTGATTCAGCACAAACTCAAATGACGGCTGGAACAACTTTATCATTCAAATTATTACCAGAGGGTTCTACTTCAGGTGATAGAAAATTTGAGGGTTCTGGTATCGTTACAGGAATGAGTGTTAATCAACCTCTTGACGGAGTAGTTGCAAGAAGTGTTACTTTTCAAGGAACCGGTGCTTTAACAATAGGAACTGAATAATATTGATATATGTCAGTTATTGACATCGCTAAATCACATTTTGAAAACATAGGTGTTCAATCTATGGAAGTTTCCGAATGGAAAGATGAAAATGGCAAACCAGTTATTTTATATTGGAATCCTATTACACTTTTAGAGAAAAATAGATTACTAAAAAAATCAGATAATCTTAATGACATAGCAATCTTAGCTGATGTTTTAGTTATGAAAGCTTTAGATAAAGATGGTAAAAAAATATTTAAGCTAGAAGATAAACAGACTTTGATGGAAAAAGCAGACCCAAATATTCTTCAACGCATAGCACAAAAGATGGTTTTAGTTCCCTCAATAGACGATTTAAAAAAAAACTAAAATTTACACCTGAAATTAAGAATTTACTTACAGTAGCAGATAGACTAAAAATAACTTTATCCGAACTTTTAAAAATGGAAGTTTGGGAGTATAACCATTGGGTATCATATTTTATGATAGAGAATGAAGAACACAAAGAAGCAATAAATAAGTCAAAGTATAAATAATGGCACAAAATTTAAAGATAAACATAACAGCAAAAGATAAAACACAACAAGCTTTTCAAGGTGTTAGAGGAAGATTAAAAGGTTTAAAAGATTCAATATTTTCAGTTCAAGGTGCATTAGTAGGACTTGGTGGTGGTTTAGCAATTAGATCAATAGTTGGCACAGGAAGAAGTATAGAAGATTTACAAGTTAGATTAAAACAATTATTTGGATCAACAGAAGAGGGTGCAAAAGCTTTTGATGTTATGGCAAACTTTGCGGCTAAAGTTCCATTTTCATTGGAGCAAATTCAACAAGCATCAGGTAATCTTGCAGTTGTAGCTGGAGATGCAGACCAACTATCAAAAATTTTAGAAATAACTGGTAATGTTGCGGCAGTAACAGGATTAGATTTTGCTACAACAGCAGAACAAATACAAAGATCATTTGCTGGTGGTATAGCTTCAGCAGATATATTTAGAGAACGAGGTGTAAGAGATTTATTAGGATTTAGTGCTGGTGCAACTGTTTCAGCAGAAGAAACAATAAAAGCTTTTGAAAGAGTATTCGGTCAAGGTGGTAGATTTGGAAAAGCAACTGATGAATTAGCAAATACATTTACAGGAACTTTATCAATGCTTGGTGATAAACTTTTTAATTTTAAAAGAAATGTAGCTGGAGAGGGATTTTTTGATCAACTTAAAAAAGAATTTAAATCACTAAACGAATTTATAGAAGCAAACTCAGCAGACTTTGAAGCAGTAGGTAGAGCAATCAGTAAAACTTTAACTGTTGTTGTAAAAGCATTTGCCGCCGCAGTAAGAGCAGTAGCAAGAGCAGTTGGATTTGTAAGACGACAAGTAGAAAACTTATTAAGATTATTAGGTAAAGATATTCCTTTAGTTGTCGAAATTGACAAGGTTGGTAAATCAGTTGATGATACAAATGTTAAATTAGGTAAGCAACAAACATTATTTGAAAAAATTAGAGATGGTATTAAAAAGCAAAATGATGCTTTTGACTTATCAAAAGAAATTGTTGGTAGTATTACTAAATCTGTTGGGTCAATATCTAAAAGTTTAGCTGAAGCAGTAGTATTAGGTAAAGATTTGAACGCATCTCTGAAACAATTAGCACAATCAATACTTGTAGAAATAGTTGCAAAAACTATTGAGAGAATAGCTTTACTTGGTATTGAAAAATTATTAACAAAAACAATATTGAAAAACGAAGATGATAAAACCGCTTCATTAAGAATGCAATCAAGAGAGATGGAAAAACAACTTGGCTTACAAGCGGCTATGGCGGCTTTTAGTTTTGCTTCAGGTGGTTTTAAACTTCCATTTTTTGCTAGTGGTGGTGCAGTAAGAAAAGGACAACCAACAATAGTTGGCGAAAGAGGTGCTGAAATGTTTATACCAAACTCATCAGGACAAATTACACAAT